AGGCCGAGGGCATAGCGGCGGCGAAAGCGGCCGGAAAATACAAGGGGCGCAAGCCCATCGACGTTGACCGGATTAGGTTCGAGCAGGTTTACGGCGACTGGAAAGCCGCCAACATAACGGCGGTCAAGGCGCAAAAGGTTTTGGGGCTGTCGGCTCCGACCTTTTACAGGCGCGTGAGAGCGTACGAGGCAAGCCGCAAGGCTTAAAACCGCTAACCCCGCTGCGAAGCGGGGTTTTTTAACGCCCATTTTTACAAAAGCGAGGTGGCTGGTTTGACGAAGCGCAAGGCGTACAGGGCGGACGAATACGTGAACATGCTGAACAAGTTCGGGACGAAACAGGACAATTCGACCGCCTACGAGTTTCGGCAGGGCGGCATCGTTCCGGACACGACCCTCACGGAACACTATGAAACGAACGGCCTGTTCGCGAAGATAATCGACGCCCCGGCGGAGGAAGCAGTCAAGCACGGCTATGATCTCGGGCTGAAGCAGTCGGACGTGACCCAATTTTTCGAGGACGAGCTGGAACGGCTGGACTGGGAAGACAAGGCGGCGGCGGCGATCAAGTGGTCAAGGCTGTTCGGCGGCGCGCTGGGCGTCATGCTGATAAACGACGGCCGCGGCATAGACGAGCCGCTTAACTGGCGCAACGTTCGGGGGATCGAGGAAATCCGCGTTTACGAGCGCGCCGTCGTTTATCCCGATTATTCGAGCCTGTATAACTACGACTATCGCGACGCCACGCGCAGCTCGACGCCTCGGTTTGGCATGCCGGAGTATTATCAGGTAAACAGCGTATACGGCCAGTTTTGGGTGCACGGGAGCAGGTGTTTGGTTTTCCGCAACGGCATGGTGCCGGAGCGCACCATGCAGCCTTTTTATCGGTTTTGGGGCATTCCGGAATACCTGCGCATACGCCGCGAGCTGCGCGAGACGTCAACGTCGCACAGCATGGGCGTCAAAATGCTGGAGCGTTCGGTCCAGGCGGTTTACTCGATGAAGGAGCTGGCGCAAACCCTCTCGACCGACGACGGCATGGACGTCGTTATTCGTCGCTTGCAGGCCATCGACATGGCGCGCGGCATCCTTAACAGCGTCGCCATTGACAGCGAGGGCGAAAGCTACGAATTTAAGACAATCCCGATGGCAGGCGTCAAAGACGTGATCGACACCACCTGCAACATGCTTTCGGCGGTGACGAGCATCCCGCAGACGATCCTGTTTGGGAGGTCACCCGCAGGGCAAAACGCCACGGGCAAAAGCGATCTCGAAAATTGGTACAACTACGTCGAGAAAATCCAAAAGCTCCAGCTAAAGGGCAACATGCGGATGCTGCTCGACGTGATAATCGCCGCCGGCGTGTCGCAAGGCAAGATCGCCGAAAAACCGGAGATCAGGCTGGCGTTCAACCCTCTGTGGTCGGTGTCCGAGGACGAGCAGGCGGCGATTGACCAACAGCAGGCGCAGACGCGGCAAATCAAGGCGCAGACCGCCCAGACGTACATGGACATGGGCGTTTTGCGCCCGTCGGAAATACGGCGCGGGCTTGCGCAGGAAAGCGAATACCAAGTCGAGGAGCTGCTCGACCCCGCGCTGCTTGACGACGGGGGCGACTTGTGGGACGGCGAGGATGCGCCCGTCGATCCGTTTGCGGTAGTTCTGGAACCGCTCGCCTCCAATGTTTGAGTATTGACACGTAAATCTACCTGCAATGACCCCGGATCGTTCCGGGGTTTCTTAATGCCTTGAAAGGAAATGCGAATGTTGAACCCGAAAACCACGCCTGTTGTTGCGGAAATTGTCAATCTGTTTGCAAAATACGAGCTGCCGATTATTTCGAGGGACGCAGTTTTTGAAGACGTGAAACTCGTGATGGATTCTCGGCGCGTTGAACCAGTAGACGGTCTATGTTCAATCGTTAATTTGGACAACCTGCGGCATGAAAACGCTGTATGCCAATGCTGCGGCGGCAATAAGGGTGGCGGCAAGTGAATAACGTCGCAATGGCGCGGGCCGTGCAAAACGCGGTCAGGCGCAGGTTTCACGGCAACCGCACGTTGATCGCGAAGGAGCCCGCGCGTTTTCCCGAGTTCGCGTCGGAAGAGTACGCGCGAATCGCGCGGGCGTACATGCGGATGCTCGGTCGGGTGCTTCGCGCCTATTTGCCGGCGATCAGGCGCGCAATAACCGCCGAGCGCGAAGCCGAGCGTTTCGACGGCGCCATGCGGCGCGACGCGAGCGTGATGCGGATGATACGGCAGGCACTGGAAAACGCGCTGATGGCTTTCGAAAAGATGGCGACGAGCTTCGGGCTCGAACGCCGCATCGAAAGGATCGCGGCTATGGCGCGCAGGCATTCGGTCCGCGAATGGAAACGGATCGTGCGCAAGACGCTAGGCATCAACATCCTCGAGGATCACTACTCCGGCGAGTTTTACGGGCACGAGATCAAAAGGTGGGTCGCGAAAAACGTCGGCCTGATCAAATCGCTGCCCGGTCAGTCGCTCACGCGGATGCAGAACATCATAGAAGCTGGCTACCTCGAGGGAAAAAGCCACACCGAGATAGGGCGGCTTATCCAGGAGGCGTACGGGATCGACCGCAGGCGCGCCGATTTCATCGCGCGGGATCAGCTAGGAAAGCTGGACGGCGACCTGACCGAGGCGCAGCAGCGCGCCGCGGGCGTCGAGGAATACGAGTGGAGTTCGTCCGGCGACGCACGCGTCCGCGAGTGCCACGCGTACCTTGACGGCAAGACGTTCAGGTGGGACAGCCCGCCGGAAATGTGGTACATGACGAAAAGCCGCGGCCGGGTTTACACGGGGCGGAAATGCCACCCCAAGCAGGATTTTCAATGCCGCTGCGTGGCTTTGACGGTGTTTAAAATCGACACGCTTAATTTGCCGTGGGAAGGAGGCTCGTAAAATGAGCAACGTTTATCTGCCGCCGGATGCGGCGCGGGCGGCGCTGTATAAATCGGCGCCCGCAAAACCGCTGAAATATTTGCGAAGCGACGGCAGCGTGACCTCGCCGGGCAAACGCGGGGTCGAGGTGCTTCCGCCGGACGCGGCGCGGGCGGTGCTGTATAAAAACGCCGCGGCCGAGCCGCTTAGGTTTCTGTACCCGGACGGCAGCGTCCATGATGCCGAATTGGAAAGCGGCGGCACGGGCGGCGGCCAGACGGATTTTGAAACGGCGCTGCAAAACGAGGCGGCCGCGCGCGACCGGCAGATAACGGAAGCGATAAACACGGAGGCCGAGAATAGGCTGAGAACGGATCAGGAGCTTAACGCCCAAATCATTGAAACCAATCGCGTGCTGTCCGGGCACGTCACGCAGACGCTGGCGAGCGACATAATTCTTGACACGAATATCGGCGGGCAAACATACGTGCCGAAGGCGAGGCTCGCTGCGAGCATACCGCTCATTTCCGGAGGATCGTTGGCAAACGACGCTGCCGGAACGCTGGCGGTATACGCGGGCGACTCGGATCCCGACACCGCAGTTTTCAGGACGAAAACCACGTCTCCGCAAGCGGCGCGGATGGAGGTGCAACCCGGAGACGCGATAACGCTCACGTCGGAAACGCTGCAAGGCTACGCCTGGGTAAAAATCGTGGGCTACCACGAGATGAATTCCCAGGCTTACGGAATGCAGTACACCCCCGCGCCGCAATCGTTCCGCGTAAGCGAATGGACGATCCAGCTTAACGCCGACCCGGACGATCCGAAATGGGGGCTGTTTTATTCCGGCGGCTTTGACACGTCGGGAGCGGTATACATGGGCGACGCCGATGCCGTGTTCCATAACGTCGTTATCGAGGCGGCGGGTTTGGGCGCCTGGGGTCTTGGAAACAGCCCGAGGCCGGTGCTGATATATCTTTACAAATAAAGCGACCCCAAACGCCCAGCGGCGTTATTCTTACGCAAAAGGAGCTAAACACTATGGCCGATGTTAGAAACTGGGATCCTCCCAGCGAAGGCTCGACGGCGAGGGAAGAGGACATGCCCAGCCACGCGTTCCTCGACGCCCCGAAAAAGCGATACCCGTACAAGTACGAGAATGCAAAAGGCGAGTGGGTCGAATCGTACAAAGGGTTGATGGCGGCGAGGAACCGCGCCGCGCAGCAAAACGATCAGGCCATTTTCCAAAAGGCCACGAGAAAAATCAACAAATTGCGCGCGGCGCGAAAAGAGGAACCGTTGTCCATGGCGATGCACATGGACGAGACCGCGGATTTTAACCGCGAAATTATTTTGGCGTGCGATTCCGGCATCAAAGAGCTTAAAGCGATTCGAGACTATACGCGCCGGCTCATGGAAACCCAAAACGGGTATATGCGGGACATCTATACGGACAACAGGCTTGACGAATTGCCCCATATCCAAAACATCGTCGTCGCGCTTACGGCGATGGTGAGCGGCGAGGAGCCAAAAGTCGCCGCGCGAATGGACGGCCGGGAAGACGAGGCTGGCGACGGGAGCGACAAGCAAGGCGACGACGGCAGCGCCGGGGGCGACGCATGGCAAGTGCGCCGAGACTAACCCGCGTCCGCCGCCTCGACAGCATCGCCCTCGACAAGACGTTTTTTACCGACGAGGGGTATCTTATCGACGAGCCTATTGTCACGAGCATCGGCATATTCGAGTACAAAAACCCCGGCGGCGGCGTACGGCGCGAGCTCAGACTGCCGGAACACGTCTTCGATCCAAAAAGCCTCGCGACTTACGAGGGCAAGCCGGTAATTATCACGCATGGGGCGGGGCGCGTGACGAAGCGCAACGTCGATGACGAGATCGTCGGCACCATGCTCTCAAAAGGCTACCGCGACGGCGAGGACGTCCGCGCGAAAGTCATAATACACGGCATCGATCAAGTGCGGGGATCGGGCTTGCGGGAGCTCTCCCTCGGCTACGACCTCGTGCTCGACGAGACCCCCGGCGAGTGGCGGGGGCAACCATACGACGCCATCCAAACCGAGATTGCCATAAACCACCTTGCGTTGGTCGGGGACGCGAGGGCGGGCGAGCAGGCCCGGCTTAACTTGGACGGCAAAAACCCAGCTCCACAAGGAGGAAAAGGAATGGCTAAAAAAGCAAAAGGCGCTATGGGCAGCGACGAGCTGAAAAAGACCGTCGCCGCCTACAACGCCCGCCGCAAGCAGCGGCTCGACGATGCCGGAAACGGCGGCGAAAAGAGCGAGGGAGCCGACGCGGACGGCGGCGACGAGAAACGCGATGACGCCGAGATGCTGTCCGGCGTGCCCAAAGACGGCGAGCCGCAAAAGGCGACCGCCGAGGAAAAGGTGCGGCTCGTCAAAGACCGCCGCGACCGCCGCGACCAAGAGGGCGACCCCGAAAGTCCGGAGGATCTTGTCGGCGTCATTGCGCAGCAGGACGGGGACATCTGCGACTTGCTGGAAGTCATCGAGGAGCTGACGGCGAAATACGACTACGACAGCGCCGCAAAAGACGCCAAAAAGTGCGACGACGATGACGACGACGACGAAAAAGGCGGCGTCACGCTGGAAATCAAAACCGACGCGATGGATCGCATCGTGCGCGAGCGCCTCAAGCTGGGCCGCCTCGGCGACGCGCTGAACCTCGACGGACTGGAAGACATGAAGCCCCTCGAAGCGAAAAAGGCGGTCATCCGCAAGGTCAACCCGAACATGCGGCTTGACGGCAAGGGCGCGACGTACGTCAACGCCGCTTTCGACGCCGCGGTCGCGCAGCTTAACGGTTCCGGCGGCAAGGACGTAAATTACCAGCGCCGGCAAATGGCAAGCCGCGCGGACGGCCGCCAAGGCTTCGCCCCGTCCGGAAAAACGTCCGCGGCCCTCGCGCGCGAGCGCATGATCGAAAGACAGCAGCAAAACGAAGGAGGCGCATAATGTCTGGACAGTTAAGCTACACCTACCACACGCCAAAAGGCGTCGCTGGATCGCTCGTTGACATCAACGCGTATTCCATCGACAGCCGCGCCAACGGCGAGACCAGACCCGGCGTTATGCGGTTCGGCATGGGCGCGATGATCGGCGAGAGCCCGGGCGTGACCGTGCGCGTGCCGGACGCTTCGATGACCGACGCCTCCTTGTTTGAGGGCATCGTCATGACCGGGTTTACGCAGCAAATGACGATGCACGGCGACGTCAACGTGTACCCGGCCCAGACCGTCGGCATTTTGCGCTGGGGCCGCGCATGGGCGCTTGTTCCCGACGACGTTTTCCCCGAGTATAACGATCCGGCGTACCTGATCGTGGACGGCGACGATGCTGGGAAGTTTACTAATGAGGCTGCTGACAATGTTGCCATTAAGGCGACCTTTATCGGCGGGCGCGGCACCGGCGCGGTCGCTCCGGTCGCGCTCTACAACCAAAAATCTGAGTAGGAGGCACAACGATGACAAAGAAATACGATCCCGCGATGCCGTCGGCCACTTTCGATCCGTCGGATTACGAGGCGTTCCGGCATTCGCGCCTCCCCGCGTCGCTGGCAGACGACGAGACCCTCCGTTTCGACAGCGTGGAGGACGCGAGCGTCTTTTTCGCCCGCGAGCTTGACTATATCAAGACCAAAACCTACGACTGGCTGTACCCTGATTTTAACGCGCTCAAGCTGTTCCCCATATCGAACGAGGCGGACCCTGGCGCGGAGACGATCACGTTTTACGCCTACGACCGGTCGGGCGTCGCGAAGATCATCCAAAACTACGCGACCGATCTTCCGCGCGTTGACACCAAGGGCATCCCCACGACGGCGCACGTCAAGTCGATCGGCGACTCCTTCGGATATTCCGTGCAGGAAATGCGGGCGAGCCGCTACGCGGGGAAATCCCTCGACGTTCGCCGCGGCGCGAACGCCAAGGACGCCATCGACCGCCTTGCGAACATGATCGCGTGGGCGGGGGACGAAGAGCACAACCTCGTCGGCGTGCTGTCCCCGTCAAACGACGTGCCGCTGTTCACCCTGCCGCTTAATTCCGCCGGGACATCGACGAAATGGGTTGACAAGACCCCGATGGAAATTCTGGCCGACGTCAACGCGATGCAGGCGTACACGGCGACGATCACCAAGTCCATCGAAAAGCCGGACACCCTCGCCCTCCCGACCGACGCGTTTTTGCATCTAGCGAACACCCCGCTCGTGGTCGGAGTCGGCACGACCGGCTCGACCGTCACGACCGGCTCGATCATGAAATGGATACTCGACAATTCCCCGCGCCTGAAGAAGATCGTGGAGGTTCCCGAGCTGAACGCCGAAAGCGGCGTCACGCCGTATGCCGGGCAGGGCGTCGCGTTCATGTTCACGAAAGACCCTGACAAGTTCACCATCGAGAACCCGCTGCCGTTTTACCAGCATCCGGTTCAGCCGAGCGGCTTGGAATTCGTCGTGCCGTGCGAGGCGCGGACTGCCGGGGTATTGATCTACTACCCGCTGTCCATGCTCATCGCCCCTGGCGTCTAATTTTTGCGAAGGAGAAAAACATGAGAGTGAAAAACACCGGAAAAAAAGTCATCGGGTTCGGCAGCCTCGTCTTGCCGCCCGACGACGTGGCCGAGTTGCCGGAGGGGTATGGCCCGAGCCATCCCACGGTGAGATTCTACATCGACAAAGGGTGGTTGGCGCCGTGCGGCGAAGCCGTTCCGGTCGATTCCGCCGATGCTAAGGTCGATCTCGCCGATGTTGCGGGCAATTCCGCGCAAAAAGAGGCGAACGTCGAAGAGAAAATAAAATCTCTTTCCCAGATGAACCTTGAGCAATTGCGCGGAGAGGCCTTCGCCCTCGGCGTGGATTGCACCGAGACGGACACCAAGAAAGCTATCGCGCAAAAAATCGCGGAAAAGCTGAAGGCCGATCTGGAGTAGGGCCGTATGGATTACGCCCCCGTCCTCGCCATATTCCGCGTTGTGGCGACGGAGTTTGACGCGATGGGCGATGACGCCGTGGCGGCGTGGATCGCGCTGACCGATCCGCTGGTGAGCCGGCGCAGGTTCGGTAAATTGTGGGCGCAGGCGCTCGCGCTGCTCGCAGCGCACCGGATGAAAATGGCGAACGCCAACGCGACAGGAGCCGATCCGCTCGCGGACGTGGGCGGCATCGGCGTCGGAAACCTGATGCGCGTCGCCAGCTACTCCGAGGGATCAGTGTCGCTGGGGTTCAACACGAATCTTGCGCAGTACACCGCGACGGACGCCGAGCTCGCCCTGACCGTATACGGCATTCAGTACCTAAGCATCCGGCGCATGAGAATAATGCCGATTGTGTCGGCGGGCGAGCCCAATGCGCGGTCGTGACAAGGC